GCCATGAGCTATGGCTAGTACGTCATATGGCGTTAATGACGCCTTGACGGTCAAGCTGTGGGCTCGTGAGTTGGCGCACGAAGCGGTCAAAGCGACCGAGGTGTACGCGCTCATCGGCCAGAACAGCAATTCCGTCATTCAAGAGAAGACCGAGGCGAAAAAAGGCCCCGGCGACCGCATCACCATCGGGTTGCGCATGCAACTCTCCGGTGATGGTTTTACCGAAAACGAGATCGCCGAAGGTAATGGTGAAAGCCTCACGACTTACGCCGACAACATACTCGTGAACGAGCTGGGCCACGTAGTTGGCGTGAGGTCGGAGAACACCATAGACAGTCAAAGAGTCGCGTTTGACCTACGCGAGGAGGCTAAGGACGGGTTGGTAGACTGGTGGGCGCGACGCATCTCGGTCGCGTTCTTCAATCAGGTCTGCGGCAATACCGCCTTGTCCGGCGGCACTGCACCATCCTCGACGAAGTACACCGGGCTCAATGCCGTGGCTGCACCATCCACGGGACGCATCTTGCGGATGGGCACCTCGTTGACCACCGACGAGGCCGTCAACGCGGCTACCACCGCGACGCTGACATTGTCGGCGATTGATAGCTGTGTTGAAATTGCCAAGACTGGCGGCTCAACCGGCTTGCCCAAGATCCGGCCGATTCGGATCGAAGGCGGCGAGCACTACGTAATGTATCTGCATCCGACGCAAGTGACATCGATCCGCACCACGACGAGCACCGGCCAATGGCTTGATATCCAGAAGGCGGCGATGCAAGGCGGTGAGATCAGCAATAACCCGATCTTCACTGGTGCATTGGGCATGTACAACAATGTGATCCTGCGTGAGAGTGAACAAGTCCCCAACGGAGTGCATTCCACCACGGCGGCGGCCCAAACCAATACGCGCCGAGCAGTGTTTCTCGGCGCGCAATCGGCAGCCATCGCCTTCGGTCAGAATAGCGGCGAAAGCCGTTATAGATGGAATGAAGAATTGTACGACCATAAGCGGCGCCTTGAGGTGTCCGCTTGGTCGATCTACGGCTTAAAAAAACTGGTCTGGAATGCGACCGACTTCTCGACCATCGTGGTGACATCCTACTCGGCACCTGTCGCGTAGTTTCTGCAACTCCAAAAGCTTCGGCAAAGGCCCCTTCGGGCAAAAGGAGTAACTCACATGGCAACTGGAACCTTGGGCACGTCTGCCCGCGACTATCCCTCGAGAGAAAGTCGATTCTGCGTCAACCTCACCTTCACCAACTTCGGCGGCGGTGCAGCACGCAAGATCGGCACGATCCCAATCAACTCAGTCCTGTTGCGGTGCTATACTGTTACCGGAACAGCGTTCAACAGCAGCACCACCAACAATATCCAAGTCGGCACGGCATCCGGTGGGGCGCAGGTTGTGGCGGCGGCGGCGATCGGTGCAGTAGGCATCAACACGCAGACTATTCTCGCCGCAGCGGCGGGGCCGTTGGCCGCCGATACTGACATCTGGATTCAAGGCACGTTCGCGGCGGCTGCGCCCACGGCCGGAAATGCCGATTTCGTTCTGGAATGGGCAAATCCGGTTGGTCAATAATGCGAACGTTAGATTGGTTTCTGGATCAGGTGGCGCGAATGCCGCCTGACTTTCTCGAGGACAAGTCATGCCCACCTACGGCGATATCCAACTCCAAGTCGCAAACGATCTGCGACGATCCAATCTCGGCCCCGAAATCGCTCAAGCCATCCTCGACGCCATTGCCGATCACGACAGCGAGCGATTCTACTTCAACGAAACCGAAATCTACAAGTTCACGACTGTCTCAAACCAAGACACATATATTGTCGCGGCTCAGCCACCGATCCAGGAATTCATGAAGATCGATATGGTGCGTAGCCAAGTCGGCAATACTTGGTTCACACTTGAGCGCAGGACGCCGGACGATATGGAAATCGACTATTCGGCGCCCACGAGCGGGCAGCCGGTCGAATGGTCGATCCATGGCAACGAAATGCGGCTGTTTCCCATGCCGGATAGGGCCTATCCGGTCAGGGTGTTCGGACATTATCGCATCACGCCATTGGTCAACGCCAACGATTCCAATCCTTGGACGAATGCCGCCAGGAATTTGATCCGTTACTCGGCGCTCAAGCGGCTGTTTGCCTATCCGATCCGCGATATGCAGCAATCGCAAGCGGCCGAGGCGCGCGAGGTGCAGGAAGTCGAATATCTGCGGCGTGAAACCGATCGCCGGCAGCGTACCGGCCAAATGAAGGCGTACTACTGATGCCTAGAGCAAGCGTGCCATTCGCGGAATGGCGTCCGGATATCGCGACGCTCGATAGTCAATTTGCCAACGTGGCTGACAATGTGTTTGCGGGCATCAATTCGTATAAACCGATCCCTGGATTGCTGCCGTTTTCTGCGCCGATCCCGGATGCGCCGATACGGGGATTGACATCGGCGCGTAAGCTAGACGGAACCTGGATGGTTTTTGCCGGCACGCAAACCAAGCTTTACTCGTGGACCAACAGCACCGGCTGGGTCAACGTCAGCCGCACGACCGGCGGCCCTTATAATGTGGACATCAATGAGCTGTGGTCGTTCGCCCAATTTGGCCAGAATCTCATCGCGGTTCAGTCGGCGAACGAACCTCAGACAATAAATGTCGATAGTGGAACTGCGTTTGCAAATCTCGGTGGTTCGCCGCCATTGGCGCGGACGGTGGCGCAAATCGGCGATTTTGTCGTGCTGGCGGGATTGGTATCAAATCGGCGCAAGATCGCATGGAGCGCCATCAATGACAGTACCAGCTGGACGCCGGGCATTAATCTAAGCGACGTACAGGAATTCCCGGATGGTGGCCCGGTGACCAGCGTTCAAGGCGGCGAGATCGGTTACGCCGTGCAGGATCGCGCTATTCGAACCATGCAATTCTTGCCGGGCGATACGACTTACGTTTTCAATTTCAGCCGTGTGCTAAGGGATAAAGGTTGTATTTCGCCGTATGCGGCCATCACCGTGGGCAATGTGCTCTATTTCCTCGCCGAAGACGGCTTTTATTCCATTACCGGCCAGGGCGTCGTGCCAATCGGGCAAGATAAAGTAAACGAATGGTTCCTTGCAAATTCCGATATTGGACGGCGCGCTATCGTACAGGTCGCGATCTCGAACAAGCCTTATGTCGTGTGGGCGTTTCATTCGAATTCTTCGACCCAACTTTACGATCGGATATTGATTTATAATTGGAGCAATGGGCGTTGGAGCACGGGAACGGTTTACGCCTATGCCTGGGCACAGCTCGCCACGACGCCATTTGATCTTGATACAACCGATCCCGGCGAGCCGGGTGATGATCTGCTCGATTCGACCGCGCATCCTCTCGATAGCTTGTTCTATCTCGGTGGGCGGCCATTCGTTTGCGCTTTTGACGAACAGGGTCGGCTGTGCGAACTCAATGGGCCCAATCTGCCGGCGACAATGGAAACCAGCGAGACGCATCTGGTGCCGGGGCAACGCGCCTTTGTGTCCGATGTCTATCCGTTGACCGACGCGCCCGGTAGCTTGATCAAGGTTGCGATCCGCGAACGGCTGCAAGATCCCATAGTATGGGGAATAGATTTCCCGCTCGAGATTACGGGCTCGGCGTCGGTGTTGACGTCATCTCGCCTGCATCGCTTTCGCGTGACCAATCCGCGCGCTGAGGTGTGGACACACGCGCAGGGCGTCCAGGTCGAGGTACAGCCGGATGGCACGGCATGATGCGAAGCATAGATGAAATATGAGCGATGCCTATAGTTTCCCCAAGCTGCCACCGGCGCCGTTTCGAATTGCGTTCGATAGTGCGCGTGACCCGTACGTTGCAAGAAATGCGCTAGGAATTACCGGCGTCAATGGCGCCGTGCCGCCTTATCTGAGCGACGCGCCGGTCAATGGTCGGCACTTCGGCAGATATAACGCAACTTGGGCGGATCTTGACGAAGTCTATATGCGCTGGGTGCCGTACACGGGAGCGGGGCAAGCGTTCCTGCGGCAGGATCTCACCCGCGACGGCGATTGGACGATGGTCGCCGTCAACG